GGGTAGTCAAACTTTACACATTTACTTTACGTCAAATATTCCCCCAAAAGTGTAAACACACGTGTAAACCAACTGTCAACTAAAGCCTCGTCACACCAACTGTCAAATTCACGTCAAATATACCAAAATATCTCAAAATCTATTGATTATATATACCATTATGCTATAATGGTTATAGTGAAAGGAGAAATAATATGAAATTAGTAAGAGAATTAAGATTTGAAGATGTTAGGAGATTATGTATTGATAATGAATTATTTACTAATGGAGATAATGAAGATTATGCTAATTTAATGTTTACGATATGTAAGTTATATACTAAACATGGTACTATTACAGATAATGATTTAATAACAATATCTGAATATATATTAAATCATTCTATAACTGATTATAGTTTAGATTTAATAATAACATTATTAAATGAAAAAATATTGATAACATTAGATCATGAAAAGGAGACTAATAATGAAAGAAGAAAATGAAACAATAATAAAAGTATTAAATATGTATGGTAAAGTACCAGAACAATGGGAATTGCTTAAAGAAATAGAAAGATTAAAAGACGATAATAAATATCTTAATAAAGTAAATATAGAGCTATCAAGTGAAATAGAAAGACTAGAAAAGGAAAATGAAAGATATTGGATAGCAATAAATGAAATGGCAATCAATATATCTAAAGCAATAGAATATATAGAAGCTCACCAATTAAATTTTTAAAAAAATATTACTACTTTTGGAAGTGAAAGATTATCAATGGAAGAAAGAAAACTTTTAGATATATTAAGAGGTGTATTATGAGTGAAGAAATGAAAAAAGTGCTAATTGAAAATACTACTAAATTAGTTGAAATTATAAATGCAAATAAAATATTATGTGGCATAAATTATAATGAAAATGGAATTAAAAATGTATATGAAGAAATATATTCATTTATATTTAATTTAGTATGTAAATAAAGAATTAAAAGGGTTAGTGTTACCAGTAAAGGAGTATTAAGATATGAGAAAATTTAAACTTAGGGGGTTTGATTCAAATATAGGAGATATAATAAAGAGGGTTGAATATAGATATTCTATTGAAGATTCATCTGGTCTTTTAAAAATAGAATTAACAATGTATAATGATATTGATGAAGTAGAATATTTTATAGAGAACATGAATAAATTATATAGAATAGATGATTTTATAGTATATCATCAAAAATATAAATATATCTATAATAAAGGAAATATAGCAAAAATAAAAATGTATTAGGAGTGATATTATATGGCTAGAAGAAAATATTTTACACAATATAGAAATATATATGGATTAGTAGATAATGAAGTTAAAATAATATCGCAAATGTATAAATTTAAAACACCTAGAAAAAAATATTTAAATGAGCAATCAACAACTGATTTAAGAAAGCAAGTTAAATCACTAGTTAATAAAACTAACAAAAGATTAAATAGTTTAATTAGAGATGTTAATAAAGGAACTTATAATCCTAAAACTAAAAGATTTGAAAGAAAAGGAACTATTACAATTATTGATGAATTTGGAAGAAAAAGAAAAATTAAAACAACTAATATAAAAGATTATAGAGGAAAGTTTGCTAGTAAAAAATTAGAGGAATTAGAAAGTTATAATAAAAAGACAAATAAAATTGAATTAACAGGAACTGAAACAAGAGAGGAACTTTTAGAAATAAATAAATTAACTGAAAATTTTTTAGAAAGTAAAACATCAACTTTATCTGGAATAGAAGAAGTTGAAAAAGGTATAAAAGAAAATATATCAGCTAACTTAGATGAATATGATATGACACCATCAGAAGTAGATTCCTTATATAAATTATATGAGGATAAAGATTTTATAGCATTGAGAAAATATTTAGATCCATCAGAATTACAAGCTTTAATGATGGAAGTTAAAGAATATAAAGATAGATTAAAAGAAACTGATTTATCTGATGATGAAATAAATCAAGCTGGTTTATCTAAATTTGCTGAATTATTTGTTAATTATGCTGGTTTAGATAAAAAGAGTTCTGGATTAGATATGGATTTACAAGAGTCTTTAAGTTCTTTATATAATAAGATTGATACAATATTATAAGAATTTTAAAACTTATAATATATTAGAGGTAGGAAAGAGGAAAAAATATGATGATAATATCTATACATTTGATATTGAATCAACTTCTTTTATAGTTCTTGATGGTAAAATTTATGATAATGAAACCTATGAAAAATTAGGAGATAAAGAACAAAAAAGATGTTCCAAAAGAGCTAATATGTATGTATGGCAATTTGGAATAAATGATTCAGTATATTATGGTAGAACTTGGAATGAATTTAAAGAGTTTCTAAAAATGATAGATGATTATTGTCCTATTAAAAAGATAATATATGTTCATAATCTATCATTTGAGTTCCAATTTTTAATGAGAGTTTTAAAATTTGAAAAAGTAGTAGCTAGAAAAAGTCATAAAGTAATGAAAGCAGAAGTTGAAAATCTTAATATAGAATTTAGATGTAGTTTATTTTTATCTAATGAAAGATTGGAAAGTTTACCTAAGACATATGGTTTACCAGTTGAAAAGTTAGTTGAAAACTTAGATTATAATAAATTAAGACATTCTAAAACAATTTTATCAGATGAAGAATTATCATATTGTGAAAATGATTGTTTAGTTCTTTACTATTATATAAAATATATGAGGGAATTATATGAACATATTCATAAGATTCCATCTACTTCAACTGGTCAAGTAAGGAGAGAATTATTTAATTTAGTATTAAAAGATTATAAATATAAAAGAAAAGTAAATAAAGCAATAAATACTAATCCACATATATATAATTTGTTAGTTTATGCTTTTCAAGGTGGATATACACATTCTAATTATATTTATACTAATGAATTATTATGTAATGTTGATTCATGGGATATAACAAGTTCTTATCCTTATTCTATGCTAGTACAAAAATATCCATCTAAGGAATTTAAAGAATGTAAATTAGAAAGAATAGAAGATATGTTAAAAGGATTTGCTTATCTTTTAGTAGTTAATTTTAAAAATATTAAATCTAAATATTATAATCATTTTATATCTGGTTCAAAATGTTTTGAATTAAGAGGGGCTAGTTATGATAATGGAAGAATAATTAAAGCTGATAGTTTTAAAATGGTATTAACTGATATTGATTTAAAATTATATCAAAAGTGTTATAGTTTTGATTATGAAATAGAAGAATCTTATTTTTCTAAATATGATTATTTACCAATTCAATTAGTTAATTTCATACTAGAAAAATATGTTAAGAAAACAACATATAAAGGAATTAAAGAAAAAGAATTAGAATATAATTTAGAGAAAGCTAAATTTAATTCCATCTATGGAATGAGTGTTACTCGTACTTTATCAGATAATGTAATATTTGATAATGGAAACTGGGAAGAAGTTCCATTAACAAATAATGAGATTATAGAAAAATTATTATCAGAAAAGAAAAAATCATTTTTAAGTTTTAGTTATGGAGTTTGGGTTACTGCATGGAGTAGAAAAGCATTGATTGAAAGAGTAATTGAAAATGATCAGTATTGTGTCTATTGTGATACTGATTCAGCAAAATTAATTCAAGGATATAATAAAGATGTATTTATAAATTATAATAAAAGTGTAAGAGAAAAAATAGAACATGTATGCAAAGAAAGAAATTTAGATATCTCAAATTTTGAACCAACTGATTATAAAGGAAATAAACATTTAATTGGAGTTTTTGATTATGAAGATAATTATAAAGAATTTATTACACAGGGTGCCAAAAAATATGCTGTTAAAACAAGTAAAGATGAAATAAAAATAACAGTTGCTGGTGTTCCAAAAAAAGGAAGTAAAGCATTAAAAGATTTAACTGAATTTAAAGATGGATTAATTTTTAAGAGTAAAGATACTAATAAACTATTATTATATTATGTTGATAATCAAAAACCAATTATGATGAAAGATTATCAAGGTAATATATATAAAGTTGATGATGTATCTGGGTGCTGTTTGCTTCCATGTTCATATACACTTGGAAAAAGTTTAGATTATGCTGATTTAATAAATGATTCAGTTTCAGAAAGGAGTTTATATAATGAAAATAACTAAGACAGAAGATAAAAAGAAAACTAGAGAATATCAGATAATTATTAGATTTAATAAAGTTTCAGTTACTAATATATGTAGAAAGTTAAAATTAAATAGAAAAAATATTTGTAATGGTACAGCAAAATTTGAAAATATACAAAAAGTTAGAGAAGAATTAGAAAAGGAGATAGCTAAAATATTTTTAGAAAGTGAGTGATATTAGATGAATATTAATATTTTATTATATTATAAAGTTAAGACTTTAGAAGTAAAATCTCATCAATTAAGAAATGTTGCTATGATTCACCCAGAATTTAATATGGGAGTTGAAATAAGAGAACAACAAAATAAAGTCTGGAAAAAATATAATTTTTTTAAGCAACTTCAAAAATCATTAAATAATATAAAATGGGAAAAGTAATAGAACATTATTCCATTGATAAAATTAAATCATTAAATGCTGATATTAATTTAATTTATGGAGAAAGAAGCAATGGAAAAAGCTATCAAGTTAAGCATGTTATTGCACTTGATACTTTCCTAAAATCTTATAATAGATTATCAAAAGAATCTTTAATAACTGAATCTATAAATGAATTAAAAAGATTCTTTTTGTTAAGAAGATTTGAAGTTGAAATTAAAAATAATTTTGTTGAGAAATATTTTGCTGATGTAGATATTAAAAGGTTAACTAATGGGGAATATACTACGATTGATGTTTACAGAAAAGAAATATTTTTAGCAACCATAGATGAGAAAACAAGAAAACCTAAAAGAGGAGTTAAGATTGGCTATGTAGGAAGTTTATCTACTGAGCAAAATTATGCTATGCAATCTTACTTAGATGTATATAATATAATATTTGAAGAATTTATGGTTAGAAATAGTCCATATTTACAAAATGAACCAGATAAATTAATGAATTTCTATTCCACTATTGATAGAAAAAGGAATGTAGTTAAATTATGGTTAGTTGGAAATACTATTTCAAGAGTTTGTCCTTATCTTACAGATTGGGGATTAATGGATATAGTTAAAAAACAAAAACAAGGAGATATATCAATGCTTAAAGTTCCAACTGGAAACTATAATGAAGATGGAACATCTATTGATAAAACAATAGCTATTGAGTATTGTAAATCATCTGGAACATCATCTTATGTGATTGGGAAACATGCTAAAATGTTAAATAATGGAGAATGGCAATCTGATCCTCAACCTAATTTACCAAAATCATATAAAGAATATAAAAGATTATATATGATAGGTTTTCAATATCAATCATTTAAGTTTATTGGAGAATTATTAAAAGATAAAGAAACAAAAGATATTATATGGTTTATTAAAAGTTATGATGGAGAATGGAAAGATAATATATTAATATTTTCAGATGAAATAAAACAAAAAAAGAACTATCAAAGAAATATTTATGATATAACTTTAAATAGAACTAAGATTCAGAATTTACTAAATACATTTAGAGAATCTAACATATTTTATTGTAATGATTTAGTAGGAACTGATTTTAAACAAGCTATTGATTTTAGTATAAGGAGATGAAATTATGAGTACAAAAAATTCAAGAATTGTTTTAAGTAAAAATATAAAATTAGATAAGAGATATAAACAAGTATTATCATTTACTGAATCACAAATGGTTAGTCTATTAACTGATTCAGCTAATATAGTTTATCAATCATTAGATTATTCATTTATAAGAGATAGAGGAACTATAAAAGTTAATGCACCTTATAATACTTGTATCCAGTGCAATTATATGGGATTCCAAAATCCATCATTTTCCAATAAATGGTTTTTTGCCTTTATTGATAAAGTTGTTTATTTATCAGATAATTCATGTGAGATTTATTATACTATTGATGAGTGGAGTACATGGTTTGATTATTGGAATCCAAAACAATGTTTTATAATAAGGCAACATGCAGTTACTGATAATGTAGGTCAAAATACCATTCCAGAAAGAATAGAGACTGGGCCTTATGTAACAAATGGAAATTTAATTGGTGATTCTAGATTTTCTACTTATGGATATATAGTAGTTTTAACTGGTCCGATTGAATCTTTTCAAATGGAACACTTATATATAAATATGGGTGGAACTACTATGAATGGAGTATGTTATTATACAACATCTCTTGAAATGGTTGATACTATTATCCAAAGAGCTAATGCAAGTACAACTCCAAAAATAGAGGTATTATATGTATATATGATTCCAAGTGTATTAATACCTGATAATCATACTCAAGGAGATTATGGAATGTTAATTGATTGGAGTTCTCCATATAATGCTACTTATTCACCATTAAATGGTGCGCCAACTACTATAAATGGATATACTCCAATTAATAGAAAATTAAGAACTTACCCTTATCAATATTTATTAGTTGAAAATACTTCTGGTCAAACAAATATATTAAGATATGAATTTTTCGCTAATAATACTATATCATTTTATTATTATGGAGTTCCATCTATTGGTGGTAGTGTTATATGTATTCCAAGAAATTATAATGGAGAAGTTATAGCATTAGATGAGGCTATTATATTATCTAAATATCCTGTTTTAGGCTGGAGTGAAGATGCTTATATAAATTGGTTAACTGAAAACTCTGTTAATTTAAAGCAATCATGGGTTGCTACTGGATTATCTTTAGCTGGTGGAGTTGCTTTAACAGCTGGTGGAATTGCTTTATCTTCTACGGGTGCAGGTGCTACTTTAGGAGTTGGAATGATCACATCTGGAATAGGTGCTATTGGTGGTGCTGGAGTTTCAGCATTTAATGGTGCTGTTGAATATTATAAACATCAACAAGAACCAGATGTATTTAAAGGAAATTTAAATGCTGGAGATGTTTTAACAGCTATTGGTGCTATGGGATTTAATTATCGACCAATGAGTATAAAACAAGAATATGCAATTGCTATTGATAGATATTTTACAAGATATGGTTATGCTTATAATCAAGTTGCATATCCTAATATGTTACATAGAGAAAACTATAATTATTTACAAATAGCAAGTGAGGATAATGTTGGATATCCTAATAATCATAATAATATATGTTTACCAGCTTCATCTATGGAACTAATAAATCAAATAACAAGAGCTGGTGTTACTATCTGGAATAATCACACAAATTTTGGAGATTATTCAGTTACAAATGGAATAGTTTAAATGTGTATAAAATACACATTAAGACAAATAAAAAGAAGTGTATTAAATACACTTCTTTTAATTCATACTATAATATCCGACTTTAGAACCTAAATAGAATATATATTTATTATTTTCTGGATCTAATTTAAAATCACAGTCTTCACACTCTTGATATAAGAAAGCATTTTCTAATTTTTTATATCTTCTTACTATTGCTTTTTTAATAGGATCTATTAATACAATTTGTGTAGTTTGTTCAGATGGAGAATAACTAGATATTATAACTATTTTTCCATTTAAGAATTTTTGACCTTGACAACAATAAATAAAAGGTGTAGTCCATTCATCTAATTTTTCTAGTGAATAGTTATTATCAGAAATTAATGTTTCATTCATCATATTCCATTTTGTTATTATCATATAATTATTTGTACCAACTCTATAACTATTTTCTTTATATCCTATCATATAAAGATAACCATTAGTAAAATCACATACATGACCAGTATAATATCCTATTAAACTAGCAGCTGGGAAAACATAATTTTTAATTAATGTTGCTGTATTTATATCAGATATTCTAATAACAGATACCTCATTAGGTGATTTTTCAGTTGTTACATACATTAAAGGAAATAAATCAGATTCATCATATTTTGTGTTACTAAATTGAACACAATCTCCATGACCTACATTTAAGTTAGTACTATCTATTGCTGATACTAATGTTCCAGTAGTTAGATTATATATTTCTATATAGTTATAATTTGAATATAATTGAACAAGATAATTATCATAAATTGCAAAACCTTGAGATCCTCTACTTTCAGAGTCAGTAGCATAAAATTTAAAATTACCAGTAAAATCATAACTTTTTAAATCTAGTTCTTCACTATCCTCATAAATAGTTATTTTTTCATCATTATTAATAAAATTACTATTAACATAATTTATAATATCATCTGATGTTGTTTCTTCTACATAGTAATTAATTAATTGATTAAATTCTACTGGTGTACTATCATTAGGACGTCTTAATATAAATGTAGCATAACTATTAGCTGGAATTGTATAAGATGTTACAAAACCTGTATCTAAAGTTATTTGTTCTCTACTTCTTATTATATCTCCATTATTTGAGAATAAAATTGCAAATTGATAAGGACTTTTAGTTTTTACAATTGTTTGCTTACTAAAATATGTAGGAATTACCATTGATGAAGTTCCTGTACTCCATTGTCCACTACTACCCCACCAACCTATATATCTAGCATAACCATATAAGTTAAAAGGACACTTATAATTATTTTTGTAATATTCATTATTTAAATCTAATATATCATATAATCTATATTTACTAGTTCTTACTTTACCATATAAATCATTTAAAGTTATACCAGTTTTTCTAAATGTAACAGTATAATATACATTTTTTGGAACATAATGACTTCTTAAAGGTGGGCTAATAAAACTAGGTGCTTCTGTTTGTGTTGAGTCAGTCCATAATTGAACAATTACTCTTAAATTATCATCTAATACCTCAATAACAAAATCCTCTGTTGAGTATTGACAAGATGTAATACTATAATCATTATTACTATCTACCCATTGATTACTACTATTTAAATTTTTCTTAACTAAATCTTTAGTCCATAAATTAATAGGGTTTAAAAAATTCATTTCACTATTTAGCCAGTTTACTGAAATGCTATCTTCACTAGATTGATAAATTCCACCCTGTACCCATGCTGTACCATTATAATAATACCAATATCCATCAGTTGTATTTACATATACTCTAGTTGTATCAGTCATACCACTAGTTGATGAAGCAACTAATGGTGAGCCAGAAGTAGCAGCATTTACTTTATTTTCCATTACAATTATACGATTATTTATACTATCTTCAAATTCTTCTTGAATAGGATCAACATAATCTTTAATTAAATTAGTTAAGCTTCCATCTTCAGCCATAGCATCTAATTTATTATTAATTTCTTCTTGAACATCTAAATTATCAAAATAATTATTAACATAATTTAAAAGTTGATTATAAGCATTTACAAGTTCAGTTCCAAGTTTTTGAACTTGATTTTGATTAGATATTACATTATTTAAATATTCATCTATTTTACATAATAGTTGATAATTAGTAATACAATCAAAATCTGATTCAATAAATGGAAAGTTTTCTAACACCCAACCTTTAAAAGGTGTTAATTTAATATAAGTTTTATCATTTACTTCATTATTCATTATTATCATTCCTTTCTACACTACTCCAAAAAATAATGAATCACATTCTTTAAATATCATATCATAAATATTATTAGCATATTCTAAGAATTTTTTATATTCTTCTAATGTATCTAATTTAATGTGTCTTATATTTTCATTAGTAGTTAAATTATCAGTTTTTTCTTTTGTTTCACTTCCAGTTGATGATGATGTATTTGATAAATTAGAGGTAGCTGTATCACTAGATGTTCCACTTGCTTGATTATATGTATAATCTGATAAATAAGTTCCATTTTGAACATTTTGTAGTTGTCCTTGTGGAGTATCAGAATATCTATTATCAGTAGTATTAGAACTAGTTCCACTTGATTCTGAACTTGATGTTCCTGAACTAGTAGCTGAACCAGTTGAAGAATTATCTTCATTGATTTCTCTTTCATCAGTTAATGTTCTTGTAGTGGTTTCTACATATCCATTAAAATCAAGATTATTAAATCCTAATAGCATTTTATTATATTTAGGCATTATACTTTTTAATTTTACTTCTAAATGTAATTTAAAAGATAAATAAGTATCATAATTAATTCTCCTAAACATATAATGTGTTAAAAATGTTTCTTCAAAATCATTCTTGAACTGATTATCTATTGGATAATTAAAATCAAATAAGAAACTTTTAAAAGCTGATGGAAGATTACTTATAGAAACTTTATTTTCATTATTATAGTTTATTTTAGATTCCATTAAACTATATAAAGTAGGTGGCATATCATTTTGACATAAAGCATTATATAATTCTTGATTATAAGTTGGTTTTAATCTAAATATCTCCATTTTCTACAACCTCACTTTCTTCTACTTCTTCATCTGATAAAAATTCTTCTGGATTTAATAATGTTGATGGAAGCCCATCATAGAAAGCTACCTCTATATTAGTTCCAAATTTTTCATTAATTTCTTTAACAGCTTTTCTTCTGGATTCATATCTATTAAATCTACTTGCAATAGTTCCACCCATTGAAAACATTATCTCATCAGATATAACTCTTTCTTTTTTATTTATTTGAGATTCACATATTCCAATTATTTCTAAAAATTCAGCCCATTCTTCTTTTTTACATTCATTTAATTTATCAGCAACAAATGGTGCAGGATTCATTATTTGCTGAGTTTCATCTAAATCAAAATTATCATAGGTTACTATGGTTTCAACATTTGAATCAACTTGCTGTAATATTGCTTTTAAAGTCTTTTCATTTTCTTCTGTTGTTTTCCAGAATCTATTAGTCATTTGTTGAGAAACATTTATATCTATTCCCCTTTTTATTAAAGCCATTCTTTCAGCTGATTGTATTATTTGAGGATAAATAGGAATATGAGAATTATTATCATACATAATAACAAATTCATTTCTATTTAATACTCTTTTATAAGAGCCAAAATATGGAATTGGTTGAATCCTTGTTGGCCTACCATAATAATCTAATACTCCTAAATTAGTATAAGGCATGGCAAGAAGTTCATCAGTTACATCATCTTTAAAAAATGCAATAGAACCATTTTCAACTAATGTTCTATTTACTAAAGCCATATCAATAAATGGATTCATATTAGGAAATTGAAAAACATTCATAGCTAAACTCATCATTTTATCTTTATAATTTAAATAAGTTTTATAATTATATAATTGAGAATTTACTGATTTTCTTTTCATTACTATTTCTCCTTTCTAATAAAAAATAGGGAAAGGGAATTAACCCTTTCCCAACGAGAGGAATCTTAATTGCCAGAACTAATAGTTCCAACAGTAACAGTAGCAACATCAGATTTTGATGTATCATAAACAGAAGTAGCACCAACTGATATCTCAGTTCCACTTGTAACACTAGCACCAACATGTAAAGTTCCATCTTCTGATATTGTAACACCAGTTATATCACTCCATGTTGAATTACTTAATGCACCAGCTCTCCAAGTAACAGCTTTATTTGCTAATCCATCAGCAACAACAACAGCTGATAATTTTAAATCTTGACCAGCTGTAACATTAGCTACTGATGGAGATATTGTAACACTAGTTATACTAGGTTCATCTTGAACAAATGAAATTATATTTTCAAATGGTGAAGTTGAAACAACTTTCCATGTATGCAACCAATGGTTAGTTTTTAAACTTTCTGGATTAAAGAACATAGTTGAACGAGTTTCAGCATTATTATTTAAAGCATAATTCCATACTTGGAAGAAGTCATATCCAAATAATACAGCTGGAACTTTTTCTAGTATTGCTAATTCATCACTAGTAAATGGAACATATTGTGAACCTAAAAGCTCAGTTAATCTTGCAACATCATGATTTCCAAATCCATCAATTAAAGCTCCATTAGTTCTAAATTCAGCATCATTTCTAAAGAATGAAGTTGCTAAAACTGATGTAGTTAATTGAGATTCAAAATCAGTATTCATCATAAGATATTGTCTATCAAAAGGAGTTGCAACTCTAACACCAGCTGGATTGTAGTTTGGAGACATAAATCCAAGTTTATTAGAGTAAGATTTCATAAATTCCACTCTTTCTCTTGGTGTCATAGTAGCATAATCTTCAATATAAATTGGAGTAGTTGTACCATCTACCATTCTTTTACATAACATATATTTTTCAACAATATATTTATCATATTCATAACCACGATATAAAGATTGAATAACTTTATTAATTAAATTGAATATACCCTCATCAGATTCAAAAGCCATAGCTATTTCTTCATCAGATGTAGAAGTTTTATAATATTTTTGATAGTTTACACTATGAATATATTGTAGAATGTTTGGAACAACATTATTTAAGAAGTTAGTTGGACTATTTTTTGTAGCATTATAATCATATACATTAGCTATATCAACAAATATTTCTCTAATAGATTGACCTCTATTTAAGAATCCTTTTTCTGTGAAATTATCCCATGGATTCTCCCACATATTATCTTTGATTATAGTTAAACCTATAACATTGATAGTATTTAAAAAAGCATTTTTGTATCTTTCATTATCAACAATTATTTTTCCAATAGGAACTATTGATTCTCCTTGAACAGGAAGTTCAATTTCAGCTCTTAATTCTGGAGTTTCATTTATGATATATGAAAGTAATTCAGAACTATTTCTAGTAGTTAAAAAATCATTAGCCATATTTAATCATTCCTTTCTATCTTTTAAATATTGATTTAACATCAATAATTTCTCTTTCTTCCAACTCATCTTCTTTTTTATTATTAGTAAGAGGTATTTCTTTTTCTGTTGAATCAAAAAATCTACTTTTATATTTTTCTTTTAAATCATCATATTTTGAACTTATATCATCATATAAAGATTTCTCAACAACTTCTTTATCTGTGAATGAATCAGTTAAATCTTCTAAAAATTCAATTCCATCATCTTCGGTTTTAAATTTATCAACATATTTTTTTGAAAAATCATCTCGAGATATTTTTGACATAGAGTTAACTCCTTTCTAGTTAAATTATAATATAAAAAAAGAAATATATCAATATTATATATTTCTTCTCTCATCTCTAAATTTTCTAGAATATATTACCCATGGAAAATCACTTTTAAATTTTTCTACTTCTACTGGAGTTGGTGGAGTTGGTCCTACTTCAGAAAATTCTTTCCAATCATAATCAACTTTAGTTCCTTGTTGATTTACATAATAATCCTTATAAAGAATAGTATCATTTACACCCATTAAATTATAAAGCCATGTAGAATCTCTCATCATATATACACCTTGTGAATTTTCATAATATCCATTATATATACCTTTTTTTGCTTCAATATGTATATGATCTGAACTTGCACCCTGTGTTCCAGTATGAGCTATTATATCTCCTTGATTTCTAGTTGCACCTATTTGAATATTTGGTGCATTATCATCATGTACTAAACCAATACAAGCATATCCAGTAGTTCCATCTACAAAATTAACTTCATTATCTGATTGCCAAACAACCATAATATGAGAACCCCATTTTGCTACACAATGACAATCAAAAGGTGCATAAACTGGACAATTATATTCTCTAACAACATTTCCAGAACTATTCTTTTTAGCACCTTGAAAATCCATAGCATAAGCACCATTATGTGAATATGTGTGAGAATAACTTCCTTGTGTAAGCCACATAATCTCCAATGGAAATAAAAAATTTTGCTTTCCATTAGTTCCATAAGATTTCTCTCCAGCTAACATAATAAACCTCTAAAAGAAATTTTTGGAAGTATAGTATCCTCTTATTTTATCTATAAGAGCAAATTTTCCATCTATTTTATATATTGGAATAGAATCTCCATTATATATAAAATAATCCTTAACTTCACTAGCTTTACTAAATGATTTTTTATTATGAACTAATAATGGTTCATCTGGAATATTCTTTGCAATTTTTGCATTTATTATTTTTAATTTTGATTTTGATCTATCTGATATTATTTGAGATGGATATCTTACTAAATAATTTAAAGGATTTAAAAATCCACTTTTTTTATTATAATTTAGTTTTCCTTTATATAATCCATAATGTAAATGATAACCATTAGCATTTCCAGTTGCACCCATTTTTGCTATTATTTCTCCAGATTCAACTATATCATGTAATTTAAATTTAATACTTCCTTTTTTTAAATGGCCAAATTCACTTGTTAAATTTAATTCTTTTGAATATATATGAACTACATATCCACCACTTGACTGAAATTTTAAATATATAATCTCTCCTCTAAATGGATTTATTATATTTTGATTATAAGAATCTTTATCAATTTTTGAATCCCACCCTAAATCAATTCCATTATGAGAAGAATTTTTTTCTTGTCTTATATTTATTATCTCAACTGGATAACAAAATTCCATTTAATCATCTTCTTTCTTATTTTCTAAATCAGAAACTCTTTCTGTTAATTTTACTAAGGCAATCTGAATCTCTATCATAGAATCATTTATAGCTTTTAATGTTTCATTTAAATCTTTTTGATTCTGATTATTTTGCTTATCAATATTCATAATGAAATATAAAAGAGCTATAAAGGAACAAATACCTAAGCCATTATTAACAGCCACATTAATAATATCTTGCATTAGAACTTCCCCTTTCTAGCTCTATTATATCATTTAGTTTTTAGAATTACTATTAATTAGAGATTGAATATCTTTTGAAATTTTTTCCATTTTTTCTTGATATTCAGTTCTTACTTTTTCAGATTCAATAAATAATTCTATTTTCTTAATTAATTTTTTAGTATTTTCATCAATATCTTTAACTAACTTTAAAGCATTTAATATTATTTCATAATCTTTAATATCCATAATTATTTATCCTCTTTTCTAACTGGTTTTAATCTTAAATAAGTATGACCTTTTTCCTTAGCTGGAGTTTCAACAACTTTTAAATACATTGGATTTTCTTTTGATGGATTTCCTTTAATACTTAATATATCATTAAATGACATAAAACAAGCATTTGAACCAGTTACATGACTTTTTCCATCTGTTGTAAATAATGTTAAAGTATGTTTTTTTCTTCTTATTACTTCTCCAGTTTCTTCATTATAAGTTTCATTTGGGATCTCTTGAGCATAATATCCTATTACTTCAAGAACTTTTCCTTTTTCATCATTTAACTTATAATCAACTTCTGACATAGCACCTAATAATAAATCAGCTTGTTCTTCATCTGATAAATCAAGTGAAGTTGCTTTTTTTACTCTTTGTTCATCAGCACTAAAGATATTAGAACCAAGTTCAGTTGATAAAGCATAATTTTCCTTTCTTTCAGTTTCGTTTGTAGTTTCTACTACCATTTCTTTTTCGTCCATTTTGGACACCTCCTAATAAAATATTTTTTTGATGCTTAATAGCACCTAGAAGAATAATAGGTATAGGTTGGTGTTATTATTCTTCTAGCTACCATTAAGATAGCATAGTTAATTAATATTATTCAATTCCTTTATTAATTTAAAATCGTTCATATAATATATAGTAACTCTATCATCATTATATGGGTGTTCTAATTCCTTTTCATATTCCATTATATACTTTTGTGCTTGTTTGAATCCAGAATAACTAAATTCAAAATATATTCTTTTACCATCAGTTTTCTTTAAATAATACTTTTCCATAATATCTCCTCTTTCACTATAACCATTATAGCATAATGGTATATATAATCAATAGATTTTGAGATATTTTGGTATATTTGA